CCTGCCGGGATATGGGTATGCGTCAGACGGTTGATACAGGCGAGGTGCATAAAACCATTTGCGAAATGGTAGTAAGTTTTTGTTTTTCTTTTCTATTCTGCCATAATGATCTTGTGAGGGCATTGCATGGATGATCTCATCCCGAAGGCGATAAAGATTATCTCTGACAAATACCCGGCGGTCCTTTCAGTGCTGGCGCAGGACAACCTTGAGCTGATCAAGCACACAGAGAACGCCACGTTGGATGATTTCTATTTGCAGGTTCAGGAAAAAGTACTATCGATGCAGGAGCGCGGGATTCATGTGCCCGAAACATTGAAACGCCGGGACCGGCGCGAACCAGCACGCACCCCAAAAGAAATGCTTGAAGACAATATCAACATAACGTTGAAGCGCTATTGGAAGGTTCAGCATAATAAAGTCGTGGAACGGGTTAATGCCATGTTCCCTGACCGTAAATCTTTTATCTCCTTTGATGATATCTTTGACCAGTTTGGTGACCTGTACAATCGCACCATAGCCGCGATTGTGCGCTATCTCATGACTGGTGTTATGGGGGGAGTGGAACTATTTGTCGAGTCGATGGCTCTAACTGTGGATTGGACAATCTACAACCAGAAGGCGCTGGAGTTTGCAAAGACTTACGCATTCGAACTCATCAAGGGCATAGATGCGACCAGCCGCGACAGAGTCAGCGCTGCGGTCCAGTCGTTTATTGAACTGCCAGGATATACAATCGGCGATCTGGAAGATTTGCTGAAGCCAATCTTCGGCGAGACGCGCAGCCGGATGATCGCGGTAACGGAAACGACAAGAGCATATGCGCAAGGGCAGAAGATTGCGGCCGAGGAGATGAAAAAAGAATACCCGGATGTTCGCGTTGTCAAAACGTGGTTCACGAACAATGATGACAAGGTTTGTGAGTTGTGCGGTCCGCTTGACGGCGCCGAGGTTGACAGTGACGCTGAATTTGAGGGCGGCATAGATGCTCCACCGCTTCACCCGAATTGCAGATGCTGGCTCAGCACAAAAACGAGGATCAATGGCTGATGGCGTTCGTATCGAAGTGCGCGGGTTGGATAAACTGGTTGCGAAGTTTGACCAGTTTCGAGAGCAGATTAATAAATCTCTCCAGTCAGCGGCGAAGGAATCGCTAACCGAAGTCCTTGATACACAGGGCTTGCGCAAATATCCGCCTGAGACCGATGCCAACCGCCCGCCGTATCCGTATTATGAGCGTGGCCGCGGAACTTGGACAGGACCAGGTTACAACACCGGATCATCGGAACGTTATGGGACGCGCTGGTATGAAAGTGTTATCCCTTACGGAGCGAAAGCCGTCAATAATGCGAGTTACGCGCCCTATCTTGCTGGCGAGGAACAAAGCAGCAGAATGGCAGAAAAGGGCTGGCGCAAACTTGGCGATGTTGCTGAAGAAAAGCGAGGGACAATCAAGAAAATTTTTGATGGATGGATTGATCGCCTGGTGAAGAATATTGGATTATAGAAATCTTGTGCTATAATTAAATTACAACCGAGACAGGAATTGGCGTGGGCGCGGGTGCGCTAAACTGATAAACCTGACTGGTCGGTGGATACCGAAAGTCGAAACGCAAACCCAGTGGGCGCGTTTTGGCTTTTTTGTTTGGAGGTGCAGATGGAGAACGACAACCTGATTTTTTATGCTGGCGAAGTGAAAGCCCTGGGTGATGGTAAAGTCGCCGGATACCTGGCGCGATATGGAACACCGAAAGACGTCGATCTTGAAGGTGATTTCTTCTCGAAAGAAACCGATTTCGGGGTTGATGATGCCGGAAAGCTCCCGGTGTATTACCAGCACGGATTTGATTCGCAGTTGAAGAACCGGCGCATTGGCAGGGGAATCGTGAAATATGACGATTCAGGGCTGTGGTTTGAAGCACAGCTTGAGCTTCGCGATGAATACGAAAAGATGCTCTACGAACTGGCCAAGAATGGCAAATTAGGCTGGTCCTCGGGTGCTGCCGGGCATCTGGTGGAGCGTGAGCAGGTCGGCAAATCCTATCACATTAAGAGCTGGCCAATTGCAGAGGCGTCGCTGACGCCAACACCAGCCGAGCCGCGTAACAGCGCTGTGCCGGTGAAATCATTATTCAAACCAGAGACCGAACAGGCGGTGGATACCGTGAAGGTTGAGGACAAAGCAGATATTTCGGAGGACACCATGACCGAAGACGAAATCAAGGCAATGCTCGAAAGTGTTGCCGCCAAAGCCGCTGATGAAGCGGTTAAAGCCTTCGCGGAACAACAGCCACAGGTTAAGGCTGGCTATGACGTGAAGGTTACCGGGGATGAAGCGGACCGAGAGCTTGAGGGGAAACCCTTTGAAGCAGGCGAGTTTTTCAAAGCCGTCAAGAACGCCGCATTCTACCCATCACAGATGGACAAGCGGTTGCTGCCGCTGAAATCAAACGGGATGAACGAAACCACACCCTCCCAGGGTGGGTTCCTTGTTACCCCAGACATTGCCTCTGGAATTCAACAGTCAATGTGGGGAACCGGGACAGTTTTGAGCCTGTTCAATCCCATCACCGTTTCAGGAAACGGCCTGACCATCAATGCCATTGACGAAACCAACCGCAATGACGGCTACCGCATGGGCGGGATTCAGGGTTACTGGCTGGAAGAGTGCGGCACAAAGACCGCGACAAAACCGAAGTTCCGCCAGATCGAACTGAAGCTCAAGAAAGTCGCTGCCGCGTGCTATGCGACCGATGAACTTCTTGAGGATGCCGGGGCGTTGGCAAGCTGGATCAGCAACAATGTTCCGAATGAACTTCGGTTCAAAGTCGAACAGGCGCTGATTAATGGTAACGGTGTAGGAAAGCCGTTGGGAATTTTGCAATCGCCCGCGCTGGTGAGCGCAACCCGAACCGATGCCAATGAAATCGATTCGTATGACGTGACCCGCATGTGGGCGGCACGATATCCGGGCGTTAACGATTATGTCTGGTTGATCAACGCCAATGCAACCCAGCAACTTTATAATCTCAATCTGGCCAACATGCCGGTGTTCCTGCCACCAGGCGGATTCAGCGGTTCAATGTATGGCTCACTGTTTGGGCGACCGGTGATTGAGACTGAGTACAATCCTGGCCTCGGATCGCTCGGTGATATCCTGTTGATCAGTCCATCTCAGTACGCGCTGATCACCAAAGGCGGCGTTCAGTCAGCAAGCTCCATTCACGTGCAATTCCTGACCGACGAGACAACCTTCCGGTTTGTTTATCGGGTTGATGGCGAACCCATGTGGGCATCGGCTGTAACCGCATATAGCACGAGCGACAGCATCAGCCCGTTCGTAGCACTCAAAGCCACAACTTAAGGAGGCAGTGAGATGAGAGACATTCGATTTGCAGAAGGATTGCATGTTGTACCCGTTCTGGCGCCCGCCGACATTGTAGCAACCGATGTTGGAACTGAATTCGTTGACATGAACATGTATCATCATGCCACTTTCCTGATTCAGTTCGGAGCATTAACCAGCGATTCAACCGATACCGCAACCGTCACCGTTGAGGCCTGTGACATCGGAACCACGAGCGATTCAAGCGAAGAGACTATCAATTTCAAATACCGCTTATCTTCAGCGGTCGCTACTGACACAATGGGCGCAATCACCGCCGGAACCACTGATGGAGTTGCGATCACTGCCGCTGATGACAACAAGTTATTGATTGTGGATGTGGATGGATCGGTCGTCGGTAAAGCTGTCAGCAATACCGGGCGTTATGTGCGCTGCTTCATCACCACGAATGCCGAAATGGCAAGTTGTATCGTGGGCGCAATCGCGGTCCTTGAACCGCGGTATCCACAGAACGTCAACGTTTCCAGCTCGTAACCTGGGCCCGATGGGCGGGGGTGGTGATACTGCCCCCGCCAGAATGGAGAGACTATGGCCGATTACACAACCACGACCGACGTCAAAGCCGACATGCCCGACAGCCCGATGTTTGCGTCAACTGATGCCAGTTATGATGCCGTCATTGGAACCATGATCACGGCTGCTTCCAGGCTGATTGATGCCGAAGTTGGTCGCTGGCCAGATTTCTTTTATCCATCCACAGACGACCAGACCCGGTATTTTGATGGTTCAGGTGATGTAGAACAGCCGATTGATGAAATGGTCAGCCTGACAAGCGTTTTTGTGGCCGAGAGTGGTGGAACCGGAGCAAGCGATTACATCACATGGGCGCAGGACACGGACTTCTATATCTGGCCTTATGACTATATCCAACTGGCGCAGCCAATTCAGCGGCTTGTTATTGATTGGAACGGAAACAAGGCAAAGTGGCCGCGCTATCGCAAGAGCGTCAAGGTAGTTGGAATCTTTGGATATTCAGCGACACCGCCAGCCGACATCGCGCAGGCCTGCAAGATACAGACGATGCGCTGGTTCATGAGAGCGAAGCAGGGCTATCAGGACGCGAGCGCGAACCCTGAAGTTGGCCAAATGATGTACCTGCAGCAGTTGGACCCGGATATCAAGGAACTGCTCCGGCGTTACCAGATTGGAAACATAACATGAGTGTAATTGACGACGCGATAGAAAAACTTCAAGCACACGCGCTGGCGTGTACAAGCACGACCATCAGGGCTGCCCCGGACTACCCGCCGGAAGATGCTTCGATCCTTCCGCTGGCTGTGGCTTACATCGCTGAAGGAACCGGGCAGGCCGATAACGCTACCACTGCAAGACTGCTGTTCACCGTCAACGTAGATATTCACTTCTCGCGCGTGACGCTGAAGGGCGCTTATATGCAGCTGAACGCCATCATCCCGGAGTATTTGAAGCGGCTGGCAGGAGATCCGACGCTGGGCGGAACGGTTGAGACGATCAACTTCCCGGTGAGTTTCCGGGTTGTTCCTGCCGAGTGGGGGTCGCTGGTAACGTCAATGGTTCAATTTCAGATCCAGTTGAAATTCATGGAGACATCCATTTGAAAGATACCGTGATTATTTTAGGCAGCCACCCTGGAACTCGTGACGAGTTTGATTTCAGCCGCGAGGACTGCGACATTTGGGTATTTAACGAAGCCGCACAGAAGGAATGGTGCAAGCGGGCGGATGCCGTGTTTCAGATGCACAATCCTGTCATCTGGCGCAACCCCGCCAACCGTAACCATGCCGGGCATTATGACTGGTTGACTGGCGGAGAAACGCCAACTATTTACATGCAGGAGGCTTATCTGGAAATACCAAAGGCTGAACGCTACCCGATTGAGGATGTGCGGAAAAATGAGTTGATGAACTTCAACGGAGGGCAACAATATTACACATCCTCCCCGGCTTACGCGCTGGCGCTGGCAATCGAGCGAGGCTACAAACGCATTGAGATTTATGGCGTCGAGATGGAAACCGACACCGAATACCGCTTTCAGCGTGACGGGATCGCGTTCTGGATTGGCGTGGCTGTCGGCAAAGGTATTGAAGTTGACCTGCACAGCAAGCAGTTTTTGATCGCCCCGCTTTACGGCTATGAAGGCGATGTTAAGCTGGAATATGAGCATTTTACCAAGCGGGTCGAGCAGCTTGAGGAAATGTGCCGGCAGGCGCAAGGTGTTTATGAGGCTCATAAGGCAGAAACAAACCGCATCACTGCCCACTTCACGGAAACCGGAGAGAAACCGGATGACGTGATACAGGCAGTACGCGCCCAGGTAAATCTGGCATATCAGTTCGGGCTTGTCGATGGCGCACGGCAGGAAAACCAACGTTATATCAGGAAAGCCGATATCATGAAACAGGCATCTGGCGGAGATTTTATCTTTGTGCGCCAGGAATTCGAGCAGGCAATACAGTCATTGGTGAAAGAAAAAGAAAAGGAAATGCAGATCGTCAACGCCTTCGCCGTGCAGCTGGGAACTTTATTTGACAAGGCTGTGAATGCGAAGAGCCGGGACAGGCGCCGGGTCCAGATGAACGAATTCACCAGGACGATGAACACATACATCACAGAATCGCTGAAACTAGGTATCTTTCTGGGCGCGGCTAACGAGAACAAGATCCACCTGGACAAACTTACGGAGCTGATTCGCGCCGCTGGTGGGAGTAAGAGCGAGGCAGTGATGATGGAGGCGTTACAGTGCGCGTAGGGCAGAACCCGAACCGGAATGAAAAAGTGCAAATTTACGCGCCCGCCGTGGTGAGCGCGATTGTGCATTTGCCGCAGCTACTGACCGGCTATCACAAACAGCGGTTTGAAGTTGTCCAGTTGTCGCTTGAAACCATGCGCAAGAACGCGGGTATGGAATGCAAGGTGATGGTTTGGGACAACGGATCCTGTGTCGCGTTTCGGAGCTGGCTGCTGGGTGAATACAAGCCGGATTATGTCGTGTTATCCGAGAACATTGGCAAGGCATCCGCCCGAGCCGGGATCGTGCGCATGTTGCCGCCCGATACAATTGTTGGTGTGGCAGATGATGACGTTTTTTACTATCCCGACTGGCTGACCGCGCAAATCGATCTATTGAAGCACTTTCCCAACGTTGGCCAGGTAAGCGGCTGCCCAATTCGTACCCAGGCTCGCTGGGGCAACAAGAACACCCTAGCATGGGCAAAGGAAAACGCGAAGCTGGAATACCTGAAGAAGATCCCGGCGGAGTACGAAATGGATTTCTGCAAAAGCATCGGTAGAGACTATGCTTTTCATGTCAACTACACCGCCAAAGACTATGATCCGATCATTCGCTGGGGCGGGAAGGTTGCCATTGGAACCGCGCATCATTTCCAGTTTATCGGTTATGCCGGTGTGCTCGCGCCAATCGTGAGCTGGGACATCGAGGCTATGAGCGATGAGAAGCCGTTTGATAACGCGGTGGACGCTGCCGGGTATTTGCGGCTGACCACACTAAAGCGATATACCCGCCATATCGGCAACGTCATGGATGATGATATTCGGGAAGAGGCGAAACGCTATGCCTGACGTTTCTGTGATCATGCCGGTTTACAATATCACGAAATACCCGGATGGATGGGTTGAGCGGGCGACCTCTTCGGTTCTTGAATACCAGGCCTGCAGCGTGGAATTGTGCATCGGGGATGACGCTTCCACTGATAAAACACCGAAATTGCTTCGCAACCTTGCGGATAAAAACGAGAATATCAAGGTTGCCTTCTCACAGAAGAACACTGGCGGCGCTGGAAATTCCAACCTGGCGGCTGGAATGGCGACCGGGAAATACTTCATCCTGCTGTCGTGCCGGTCATGGTATGAGCCTGAATCGCTGGCTATGATGGCGAACTACCTGGATAGGAATCCTGTACATGGTTTCGTTTACGGCAATACTGTATTTCACAACAAGACAAAGACAACCCTGAAGATTGCCGAAGAGTTCGCCCCGGAGTTGTTCAAAACAAAGTTCGCGTCCTCATTCGGCTATATGTACCGGCGCGATGCATGGGACGCTGGCAGCCGCTACGACTGCACGATCTGGATCCCAGAAGAAAAGCGCTATATGACGATCGCTGACCGGTCCATGATCATGAGCCTGATCTATGACCGCGGGTTTGATGGCAAGCACCTGGACATAACCGCCCTGCATTACGTCAGGGGCGGCGTGAAGCAGATGAACGATCTTCTGGTGCGCTATAAGGCGCAGATGATGAACGAATACAAACGGCGCTGGGCGCACGTATTAGGAGGTTGAAATATTGAAATATTGCGGAGATGGTTTTCTTCCTGGTGTTCCGGCCAGAGACCTGACCGACAGTTAGGTAAAGAAATTTGGTAAGGAACGACTGCTTGGGTCTGGAATTTATTTCGAAGTTTACCGCAAACCAAAGCAGGTCGTTGCAGAACCAACTTTGTTAGACAAGGAGCATGACTATGACCTACGGAGTTAAAGCTTTACGACAAATACAACTCCACCGCGAGGATACCCAGGGTATCGCATCGACTGACTTTACCCCCTGGCGTGGAACCGGCGTGCTGGAGGACGTTCGGGAAACCGTTTTCCCTGAAGAAGATATCGGCATATTCGGCGGCGTCGACCGCGTTTACACCCCCAAAACTGGCGGGAAGTTGACGCTTGACGAGGTTGAAGCCACGTTTGAGCAACTTCCACATATTTTTGACGCTGCGATCTATGCCGCCACACCAACAACAGACGCGAGCAGCGGCGTGATTCGGACATGGACATTCCCGCTGGTATCGACCGATGCTAAATCATCCACTGACCTGCAAACCTATTCCTTCAAGTTTGGCGATAATGCCGAAGTTGAACAGGCGCATTTTGGCTATGTATCAGATTTCACCATTACGGGATCCGCGGGTGAAGGCCTGATGGCCGGAGCCACGTTTATGACCCGCGATGTCAGCACTGACGGCAACGGGTTTGAAACCGTCACTGTGCCGACCGTGGAAGAAATCCTGTTCAGCAAAGGCAAGCTGTACATTAACGCGGCTAATGAATCATTCGGATTGACGCAAAAGACCGGTACACTGCTTTCAATGAGCCTCAACGTGACCACAGGCTGGCAGGGTATTTACACCGCCGATGGCAGGAGCGATTTCAGCTTCATCAAGCAGGTTCAACCGGAAATCGTGCTTGAGCTGACGTTTGAGCATGATGGCACGGCACAGGCGGAGAAAGCAGCATGGCGGGCAGGAACCGCAAGACTGCTTCAGTTGAAGTTTGAAGGAGCCAGGTTGACCACCACCGATGCTGGCGCGACCT